CAGGACCGGCAGGTTACCCAAATTTTTACGTGCGGGGGTTTCGGGGGAGGGGGGGGTAGGTAGCCCCTAGTCGAGACGTCTGCACTACCGGGCAGGCTGGTTCGATTCCAGCTCGTTGGCCGAGATCTGGTGAAGGATGCAGTTCAAATCTGCAACGGGCGAAAGCCTAAGCGAGTGCCCCACGGTGGAATGGGGCGGCCTGAGTTAAATAGACAACCGCCTCCGGGCGGTTTTTCTTTTTGGAGTTGCCCGATGGGATCACGAGGACCGCAGCCGCTGCCGTCGAACGTGCATCTGTTGCGCGGCAACCCGTCGAAGAAGTCCGCGGCTGACTTGGCTGACGACTTCAACCCCGAGGTCGAGATCCCGAGTGCGCCGAAGTGGATCTGGCCGGAGGCGCGCAAGGAATGGCGCCGCGTCGGCCGCGAGCTGGAGCGCTACGGCTTGATCTCGAAGCTCGATCGCTCGGCCTTGGTGCTGTACTGCCAGGCGTGGGCCAAGCTGGTCTGGGCGGAGACGATGCTGTCGCGCGCGATGGTCACCGCCGAAGAGAAGCGCCTCGAAGCCGAGGCCGCCGGCGAAGTCTGGAAGGGTGGCGACGGCATCATGGTCCCCAGCCCGAACGGCGCCCTGGTGTATTCGCACCACTGGGTGGTGCAGCGCCGCGCCGCGCAAGAGGTGCATTGGTATCTGCAGAGCTTCGGCCTGTCGCCGGCGTCGCGTGGTCGTGTCAAGACCAGCGACAACCGCCAGGCGCCGCTATTCGATCAACCCGGCGAGACCGCATGGAACCTGTAGCCCTCTCCTTTGCCGAGCGCGCCACGCAGTACGCGCGCGCCGTGGTGGCGGGTGACATCCCCTCCTGCAAGTGGCACCGCCTCGCCTGCCAGCGCCACCTCAAGGATCTCGATCGTGTCGGCGGCGCCGGCTTCCCGTATGTCTGGAATCCCGAGCTGACCGACGCCGAAGGCGTCACCTACCGGCCCGCCGAGCGCATCTGCCGCTTCGGCGAGCTGATGCCGCACATCAAGGGCGACTGGGCCGGCCGCGGCGAGCTGATCAAGCTCGAAGAGTGGCAGGTCTTCATCCTGGCCAGCATCTTCGGCTGGGTGCATGCCGACACCGGCAAGCGCCGCTTCCGCGTCGCCGACCTGATCGTGCCGCGCAAGAACGCCAAGAGCACCATCGCCGCCATCATCGGCAACTTCATGCTCGCCGTCGATGGCGAATTCGGCGCCGAGGTCTATTCCGGCGCCACCTCGCAGGACCAGGCGCTCGAAGTCTTCCGCCCGGCCCTGCTGATGGCGCGCTCCACGCCCATCTTCCGGCAGAAGTATGGCGTCGTCGCCAACGCCAGCAACATGGCGGTGATCGAGAAAAACGCCAAATTCGAGCCCGTGATCGGCAAGCCAGGCGACGGCGCCAGTCCCTCCTGCGCCATCGTCGACGAGTACCACGAGCACAAAACCAGCGAGCTGTACGACACCATGCAGACCGGGCAGGGCGCGCGCTCGCAACCGCTCATGCTCGTCATCACCACCGCCGGCAGCGACATCAGCGGCCCGTGCTACCTGCACCAGGCCGAGCTGCAGAAGATCCTCGAAGGCGTCAGCGACAACGACCAGCGCTTCGGCATCATCTTCGGCATCGACGAAGGCGACGACTGGACCAGCGAGCTGGCCCTGATCAAGGCCAACCCGAATTACGGCGTCAGCGTCGATGCCGACTTCCTCAAGACCCAGCAGCGCGACGCCCAGGCGGATCCGCGCAAGCAAAACACCTTCAAGACCAAGCACCTCGACGTCTGGGTCGCCGCCGCCTCGCCCTGGCTCAACCTCTACCACCTGCAGCAGGCCAGCGATCCTGCCCTCGCGCTCGAGCAATTCCAGGGCGAGCCCTGCGTCGTCGGCCTCGACCTCGCCAGCAAGCAGGACATCGCCAGCGCCGTCTTTGAATTCCGCCGCGAGATCGACGGCGACACGCACTACTACGTCATCAGCCGCAACTACGTGCCGCAGGCCGCCGTCGACAAGCCCGAAAACGCCCACTACCAGGCATGGGTCCATTCCGGCCACCTGATCGCCACGCCCGGCAACATGATCGACCTCGAGCAAGTGCAGGAAGACATCTTTGCCATCGCCGAAACCGTCGTTATGCGCGAGATCGCCAAAGATCCGTGGGGCGGCCAGCAGATCGGCGCCAACCTCGCGCAGCAGGGCTTTGACGTCGTCGATATACCGCAGCAAGTGCGCTACCTATCCGAGCCGATGAAAGACATCCAGGCCCTGGTCGATGCCGGCCGCTTTCATCACGACGGCAACCCCTGCTACGTCTGGCAGCTCAGCAACGTCGAAGTGGCGCCCGACCGCAACGAAAACATCTTCCCGCGCAAGCTGCGCGCCGGCAACAAGATCGACGCCGCGGTCGCCACCATCATCGCGCACAACCGCTCGATGGTTGACTCGCCGGAAGACAACGCCGTCGGCATGGAGGTCTGGTGAAGCTATTCGGAATCAGCTTTGGTGAGCGCAAATCCGACACCGGCAGCAGCCGTGACGAGATCCTGCAGCTCCTCTCCGGTCTGCAGGGTTCGTCGAAATCCGGCGCCGTCGTCAATTGGAAAACCGCCGCCGAAGTCGGCGCCGCCTTTGCCTGCGCGCGGGTCATCGCCGAAGGCCTGAGCCAGGTGCCGTTCAAGCTGTTCAAGGAAACCGCCGGCGGCGGCCGTGACCCGGAAAAGTCGCACCCGCTGTACAAGCTGCTATCCAGAAAGCCCAACGAATGGCAGACCAGCTTTGAATTCCGCGAAACCATCGCGCTGCACCTGGTGTTCTGCGGCAACGCCTACGTCTTCGTCAATCGCAGCAACGGCAAGGTGCTCGAATTGTTGCCCTTCCAGCCGCAAAACATCACCGTCAAGCGCAGCGACTGGCATGTCGCGTATGAAGTAGCCCTGGATAACGGCCGCCGCATCACTGTCCCGGCCGCCGACATGTGGCACCTGCGCGGCCCGAGCTGGGACGGCGTGCTCGGCCTCGAAGCCGTCAAGCTCGCGCGCGAAGCCCTGGGCCTTGCCCTGGCGACGGAAGAACACAGCGCCCGCATGTTCAGCAACGGCGCCGCGGTCGGTGGCGTGCTCACCACCGAGAGCACACTGAAAGCCGACCAGATCAGCCTGTTGCGCGAATCGTGGGAAGCCACACAAGCCGGCGTGCGCAACGCCTTCAAGACTGCCATCCTCTGGGGCGGCCTCAAGTGGTTGCCGCGTGGCCAGCAGAACGACCAGGCGCAGCTCATCGAATCGCGCCGTTTCCAGGTTGAAGAAATCTGCCGGCACTTTCGCGTCATGCCGATCATGGTCGGCTACAGCGACAAGGCCGCCACCTACGCCAGCGCCGAGCAGATGTTCCTCGCCCACGTCGTGCATACCCTCGGCCCGTGGTACGCCCGCATCGAGCAGTCCGCAGAGGCCTTTTTGCTTACCGAAGCCGAACTCGACGCCGGCTACTACTTCAAGTTCATCGCCGGCGGCCTCATGCGCGGCGCCCATGCCGATCGCGCCGCCTACTTCAGCAAGGCCCTCGACGCCGACGGCTCGCCCGCCTGGATGACGCAAGACGAAGTCCGCGCCCTGGAAGAAATGAACCCGCTCGGCGGCGCCGCAGCCGCGCTGCCGATCGCCACCAACGTCGGCGGCAGTTCGCCGGCCAACACTGAACCACCCGCAGGAGCCTGACCATGGACCGCCTACAGCACATGCTTTGCCGCTTCAACGAGATCAAGCTCGCGCCGCCCGACACCAGCACCATGAGCTTCGAGGGCTACGGCGCCGTCTTCGGCAACGTCGACGCCTACGGCGACGTCATCGAACCCGGCGCCTTTGCCAGCTACCTCTCCGACGCGCAGAACGAAAAGCAGGCCTGGCCCTCGATGCTGCTGCAGCACGGCGGCTGGGGCATGACCGCAGAAGACATGATGCCCGCCGGCGTCTGGACCGATCTCGCCGAAGACGGCAAAGGGCTCAAGTCCGGCGGCACGCTGGCCGACATCCCCAAGGCGCGCGACGCCTACACGCTGATGAAAATGAAGCCGCGGCCCGCCATCGACGGCCTGTCGATCGGCTACTACGCCCGCGAATGGGCCGAGCGCAGCAAGCCCGAAGATCCGCGCCGCACCCTCAAGCGCATCGACCTGGTCGAAATCAGCCTCGTCACCTTTCCCGCCAATGGCAAGGCCCGCGTCTCCGGGGTCAAGGCCATTGGTGAAACAGAACGCGAAATCGAAAACTGGCTCCAGCGGGACGCAGGACTCAGCCGTCGAGAAGCGCGCATCGCCATCAGCCAGGGATTCAAGTCCCTCATCGGCAAGCAGGACGCTGCCGGCGAGCTGGAAGAACTGGCCGCCATCATCCGCAGCAACACCGCCATCCTCAATCCCGCATAGGAGCATGACCATGCAAAAAATGCTGAACCCCCGCGCCATCCTCGTGATCGCCCTGGCCCTCGCGGCCGTCTTCACCGTGATGGGTCACCCCATCGTTCCCGCCGAACTCCTCGCCGGCCTCGCCCTGACCCCGATGATGGTCGGCGACACCGACATGGCCGGCCTCACCGAACTGCTCAAGAAGCAGGGTACCGCCTTCGAAGAATTCAAGCGCGTCAACGACGAGCGCCTGGCTTCCATCGAAAAGAAAGGCTACGCCCCGGAAGACACCGTCGAAAAGGTCGCCAAGATCAATGCCGACCTGACTGCGCTGGGCAAGCAGATCGACGAAGTCGCCAAGAAAGCCAACCGCCCCGGCATGGACGCGCAGGAAGGCAAGGGCCTCACGCCCGAGCAAGCCGAGCACAAGCAGGCGTTCAGTCGCTTCCTGACCAAGGGCGACGCCAGCAACCTCGACGAGCTGCAGCGCAAGGCCATGAGCATGGGCAGCGATGTCGACGGCGGCTACCTCGTCCCGGTTGAAATGGACCAGATGATCGACCGCATCGCCCCGACCATCAGCGCCATGATGCGCTTGGCCGATGTCAAGACCATCAGCACCGCCAAGTGGGAAAAGCTGGTCAAGACCTCCGGCATGGCCATGCGCCGTGTTGCCGAAGGCGGCGCCGGTGGTGAAAGCACCAACCCGAAATACGCCAAGATCGCCATCGAAGTCTTCGAAGCCGAAGTCGAGCCCTGGGTGTACAACGCCACGCTCGAAGACTCCATGGACGACCTCGCGGCGGATCTCGCCGAAGAAGCCGCCATCGGCTTCGCCGAAGGCGCCGGCAGCGAGTTCATCGCCGGCAACGGCGTCGGCAAGGCCCGCGGCATCACCGCCTATGATGTGGTGGCCAACGCCTCCTACGCCTGGGGCAGCATCGGCTACATCGCCTCGGGCAAGGCCGGCGCCTTCGCCTCGGTCGCCCCGGCCGACAAACTGGTCGCCCTGCAGCACTCGCTCAAGTCGCAGTATCGTCCGGGCGCCGTCTGGCTCATGAACGACGCCACTCTGGGCACCTGCCGCCAGATGAAGGACGGCAGCGGCAGCTACTACCTGTGGCAGCCGGACGTCGCCGGTGGTTTCGGTGGCCGCTTCCTCGGCAGCCCGGTCGAGATCGACGACAACATGCCGGCTGTCGCCGCCAATGCCCTGTCAGTGGCCTACGGCAACTTCAAGCGCGGCTACACCATCGTCAATCGCTCCGGCACCGTGCTGATCCGCGACAACATCACCGCCAAGGGCACCACCAAGTTCAACTTCCGCCGGCGTTTCGGTGGTGGCGTGAACAACTACGAAGCCATCAAGCTGCTCAGGATGGCCACCTCCTGATCCGCTGACCCGAGCAAAAAGGCCCGCCCGAGCAATCCGGCGGGCCTTTTGCATTGCCAGTAGCAAACATCTACTTGAAAGGAAAGACCATGAATGATCTGCACAACAATACCCGCACCAAGACCGTCATCGCTCCCGTGGCGATCGGCGCCAACGCCACCAAGACCGGCAAGATCATCGACCGCCAAGGCTATGGCGGCGTTGAATTCCTCGCCGCCTACGGCGCCGTCACCACTACCGGCAGTGTCGTCACCCTGGTCGTCAAGGAAGGCGACGTCACCGGCACGCTCACCAGCGTCGCCGATGCCGATCTGCTGGGCACCGAAGCGCTGGCCAGCCTGCCGGCAGCTACGCCGCGCACCTCCGGCACCGCGCAAAACGTCACCAAGCGCCTCGGCTACAAAGGCCAGAAGCGCTATGTCCAGGTGAATGCCATCAGCACCGGCGTCACCTCGGTCGGCTGCGTCGGCATCACCGCGCTGCTGCACAGCCCTGCGAACGCGCCCACAACCAACCCGTAAGCGCACCGCATACGGCCGCAGCGCTCGCCCGCTCGGCGCCGGATCACGTAACCGGCACCCTCAATTTCTGGCGAGAGAAAAACATCATGGAATTCGGAGAACGACAAGTGTCCCCCACCGTTGCAGGCATCCGTCGAGACCACGTCGCACGCTATGAATGGGCCGCCACCGTGCTGCCCGCGAAAAGCCGCGTCATCGACTTCGCCTGCGGCGTCGGCTACGGCAGCCGCATCCTGGCCGACGCCGGCCACAAAGCCCGCGGCTACGACCTCAGCGCCGAAGCGCTGGCCTATGCCGACAAATACTACGCCGCCCCCGGCGCCATCTTCGTCACCGGCGACGGCAATGCGCCGCAAGGCCTGCCCGAAGTCGACGCCGCCGTCTGTTTCGAGACCATCGAGCACATCGAAGACCCGCGCCCCCTGCTGCGCGCCCTGCGCCGCGC